CCTAATTTTTGAGCATAACCAGTTGCTCTTAATATATTATCACCACCATCTTTACCAAATAATGCAAATTCTTCAGCAGAGCTTGCTAAATCAGCCATAAGTTCTGATGGTATAATATTATTTTGTCTTGCAAACTCATTTGATGTTTTAATCATATTAGTTGCAACACTCGTAGAACCATTATTTAATCTTGAGAATTGTCCAACTAAGGTAGCGGCTTCTGCACCACTAAGGCCTAATGTTTCTGACATTATACCTATGTTTGTTTTTAGAGCCAATGATGACCCCTCAGTACCTCCTAATTCAGATGATAATGTTTTTGCAGCTTCTGCAGAACCTTCAAAGAAAATCTCTAATAATGCCGTTTCTTGTGCAATACCCATAATTTGAAACATTGATGTTCCAAATTCTTTATTAAGTTTGCCTACTTTTTCAACAGCCATACCTAATCCAGATACAATACCACCTATTGCACCTACAACATTTCCATATAATTGAAATGCAGTTTCTATTGCAGTTTGTATTCCTGTCTTGATACCATCTAATACAGCATGTTGTGATTCTAATACTTTTTTGCCATTTTCAGACATTGAAGCAAATTTATCTGCTTCTTCATTTTGAGCTTTTAAATCAGCTTGAATATCTTTACCAAGGAACTGAGTTCCTACCATTAAATCGTTTCTTTTATTTTGTAGTTGACTTAGTTGTTCTACATCAGTTTTATCTAATTTAGCAATATCTCTATTAACTTTTCCAATTTCAGAAGTTTTCTTTAACCATCCAGTTGAAGTATTTTTAAATTTACCAGCGGTTTTGGACATCGTCTCTCTTTGAGATTTACCCAAGTTACTATACATAGAACCTAATGATTTTATAGATTCTTCTTCTGAACCTCTATAATCGAGAGCGGATTGAATTCTTTCTTTATTATTAGCTAGAACTTGTTTTGATAGTTTTTTATGTTCAGCTGTTTTTTTCTTTAATAATTTAATTTCTTTTTCAGTAAGCGCGGCTGATTGTTCCTGCATCTCATTAATTTGAGATGTAAGAGTTTTAATCCTTTGAAGGGATTTGTAATGCTCTTTTCTATCGTTATCAGCCATTGATTACCTTATTTCTTTTTCTTGATTGAATATTTAGGTGAATTTAATAAATCTTCTAAATCCTTTTTTTCTTTTTCAATTGCGGCCATTCTTTTAATTACTTCTTTAGGAAGTCCTTGTTTAGCAGCTTGTTTTAAAAATCTATTAGTAGTATTTTTTTTTAAACCATCAAAAAATGCTCCAACTAATTTAGATGCAGCAGTTAATTCATTTATTTTCTTTTTAGACATAGTGTTTTTCCTATATAATTGTTCTTATATAAATATAGGGTAAAAAAAAAGTGAGGAATTATTTCCTCACTCTTACATTTGGTCCTTTAGAACCACCTTTTTTGTTAACTTTATCGTAGTCTGCCTTTTCTTTTGTCTTGGCATCTAATAACTTTTTAAAGTAAAATCTTCTCCAATGGATTGGCATCGTATATACCTCAGTCCAAGTGAATCCATTACCATAGTTAACCATTTCCCAAATTTGATTATGAAGTTGGAGACTATAATCATTCGGAAGGGTAAAAAAACCCTACCCCAAATGGGATGTCAAGTGCCTCCGTTTCACCAGTTATATCTGATGTAAATTCGTATTTCAAATCTAAATCAGGGGATATTTCTTTTATATACTTTCTAAGAGCTCTGGAATCTCTTGCAAGTAAATTATTTTTTACCCAATTATTAATAAATCCTCTATCTTCATTTTCACCAACTTTTAAAATCATATATCTTAATCTAGTAGATACTTCTTGATTTACTTCTGATTTTGTTAATCGTTGAAGTGATGCTATTTCAGCATTTATATCTTTTTCATCTTTATGTGATAATAATTTAAAAACTATTTCTGTTTTTAAAGTAGGTAATGTAAAAGAATATGTATTATCTTTACTTACTAATTTATCATCTATATCTTTAGTTTGTACTTTAGATAAATCAATATTTACTTTTTGTGTTTCTAATGTAAAAGGGTCAGTTACTTCTACTTGATAATCTGCACCATATCCTAAGATACGAGTTGCTAAAAGAATTGCGTTTTTATCACCAATTAATATATCACCTATATCAATTCCATCATCTACAATAACAGATTCAAATAGCTTATCGAGCACCACCCCCTTCCTTATCAAATTTTGTGATGAAAGTATATCCTCTTCTTTAGCGGTCATATACTTTATTTCAACACTACCCTTTGATAATGGGCTTGATTCTGGGTATGGTTTACCCTTAGATGGAAGGTCTATTACTTCCGTAGGAAAATCATATTTTGCCATAACTTTTAATTTAATTTGTTCGTATATAAATATATAACTTTTAAAAATTTAGAAATTAGGCATAAAAAAAGTTCTCACTAAGAGAACTTTTTCGTTTTATAAATATGTGGGAGTAGTATTAATATTCTAAAATAGCATAATCATAAGATAATGTTAAACTAATTTCAACAGGATCAGTCGCGTTTGACCAATCTAAATCATTAAACACTGCGTTATTAATAAATGCACCTTTTAGAGTCCATTGTTCAATCTTATCACCAACAGGTCCTAATAGGTAACATTGGATATCTTTTTTATAGAAATCTGCATATCCATCTCTACCTGTAATAGATTCGTGAGATGTTCTCACCCATTCCATTACTGCTTGAGCTCCTGAAGGAACGATTGGGTCATATAGAGTAATCTCTACATCTTGCCATTCACCTTTTCCTTTAAGTTTTCTTTTAACGTTAATGTGGTCAAGGGTAACAGTTTCAAATTGAATTGAAGGTCTGTTTGCTGTTTTTATAAGATATGAAGGGATACCATCGATTTCCATGATGAATCTATTCTTCATCTTCGGTTCGAAGTTGGTATAAAACATATCGTTAAATTCTAATACTTCTGCCATTTTGTTTTCTCCTAATTATATTCTACTATAAATATAGTTCTTTTTTATTTTTAATTAATTATGCCGAGAATGATGCTCCAGTCGGTAATATGTTAAAGTCTAACACGATAAATTCAGCAGTTTTTGTTGGTTGTAAGAAAATCTGTCCAGCCAATATATTTCTGTCGATTACATCTGGTGTGTTATTACTTTCATCCATTACTACTCTAAAAGCATACAATCCTTGTCTTTGTTGTATTCCTTCTAAATAAGGATTCACAGTATTTAAGAATCTACTTCTTGTTTGTGAAGTATTTTGTTCGAATACTAAGTATCTTGAAGTTGAAGCGATATACTTCTTAACTTTAATCATTAATCTTCTTACGTTGATTCTATCAAGTGCAGATGCCTTATCTTGTAAAGTTTTTTGTCCGAATGCAACAATACCTTCTCCAGGGAACTGAGCGATTGGATTAACTTTTCCTTCATATAAAGTATCTCTTTCAGAATGTGTTAATCTGTTTAATACAGATACCGCACCTACGATACCACCTCTATTTAAACCAGCTGGTGCAAACCATTCAGCAGCAACTGCATCGTTAGCTGCATATATTCCAGGCATCAATACTGATGGTGGAATTGCAGTTAGTTTATTTGTTCTTGAATCAATTGTTTTAACCCATGGGTAGTAAGTACCTACATAGTTAGAATCAACATTACTTGCTTGTGATGTAGCATCTGCGATAGTATCATTACCATCAGTTACATCACCAATGAAGAATGCATCTTCTCTAGCTTCTACCATATCAGTTACTTTATCAAATACATAAGAGTGTAATCTTCTTATAACACCTGGTACAGATACTAAGTTAATATCGAAATCATCTGGATTAGATACTGAATTGATTGCCTTTACATAAGAAACTGAACCACTTGAAGTTGAAGTTGATAAATCAAATCCTTGTGAGTTACCAGCACCCCAATCAGAATCACCATATTTAGCTGATTTGATTGTTGGTGATACACCATCGAATCCACTTTGGAATCCTACGATAAATTGTCTCTTATTAATAGTTGTTGGAGTATCAGATGTAGATAATGAATATGCAAAGTTTTTAGTTGAAACAACACCTCCTACGATTGCAGTAAATGCTGCATCGAATGAAAACGCCGTATTACCACCAACTGTTGCCGAAGCAGGTATTGGAGCTAAGTAATTGTTGTTATCAATTTTTACTACTGCAGATTCTAAATCAATACCACTATAATTAGAACTTATAGATGAATTGTTGTTTTCTGAACCAGTTGAGAATATAACTGATGGGATTATTGTTTCATCTACTCCATCAAATAATGGATTTGTATATGCTCCATGTCCAAATGGTGAAGCTGTTATTGGGAATGAACCTTCTTCTGAACATTCTACTCTAACATATTTAGAATTATTTTGATAATCACCATTATCTGTTTGTTTACCATTTGCATCAATAGTTACATTTCTATCACCAATTCTTTTCTTAATGTAGTTTGGTGAAGCAGGGTCTAGGTTTACATTATTCCATGTTTCAAGAATAACTGGTCTTTTGTTAGTATCAGAGTATCCTCTAATAGATACTGAGAATGTTGAGTAATCAGTAGCGTTTGATGAACCAGCCGCTTTTATATTAAATAAACCAATTTTATATTCTTTATTATAATTAG